CATAAGGACGGCTATGGACCCGATGGCAACACAACCACTGGATTCCGCGCAAATTCTCATGGCGCAACTGGGGCGCATTGAGAAGAGCATCGAGTCTCTGCCCGGTCTATTAGTGCGGTTGGACATTTTAACTGATTCCAACCACCAGTTGGAGGTGGCGTTGCGCGAGACGAACCGTGAAATCACGACACGGGCAAGCGAGCAACAAAAGGCCATCGAGGAGCTGCGGCTGCGCCAATCGGAAACGATGGCGGCGGTCGCGGCAATTTCCGCGAGTTTACAGGAGATGCGCTCCGACCTCCCGCGCCGCGTGGACGCGGTCGAGGAGAAACTTAAAGTGGAGCGCGCGAAGCAAGCGGATCAGGTGAAGGATTTCG